CAAGAACTCAAATGCCAGTAAGTCAAGAAGATCTTATCTCATTCCAGTTCGGTGGAGAAGGCGCAGCAGAAACTAAGAAAAGAATTGAAACTTTAGCACAAGAAGAAATGTCCCGATTTGCTGGACAGTCTGGCGTAAGGCAAGGCTCTATCAGTAGACAAACAACTGGACAGTTCTAACACAAAGACCTGCTAGGCGCACCGGCACCTAGAAGCGTAACCGAAAGACCGGCAGTGATAGCCAATACATATCCCCCTGTATGTATTGAGGATTACGACAACTCTTAGAAAGGGAGTGGCTGTTATGGCAGCAAACCAGTACGACTATGAAGACGATTACGAAGAGCAAGACTCAGGTCCTGCAGATCTTCGCAAGGCTTTAAAGAAAGCGCAAAAAGAAAGAGAAGCCCTAGAGGCTGAACTCAATCAAATTCGCAAAGACTTGAAGTCTCGCACCGTCAAAGAAGTATTGGAGTCAAAAGGTGTACCAACGAAACTAGCGAAGTTAATTCCTGGTGACATTGATTCACCTGAGCAAATAGACGCTTGGTTAACTGAGTATTCAGATGTCTTCGGACTTCAGACTCAAGCCCAAGAAGAACCTGCTCAACCTAACGTTGATGAAGACACTATCAAAGCAAGTCAACGTATCAACCAAACTACTTCAACTGCTCAAACACCTTCAGGTGATGAATCCGTTCATCAGAAGTTATTAGCAGCAGGTAGCAAGGAAGAACTTGACCGAATGATATTTGGTCAATCAATCGGTAGGTAACTTTAACAACTACTATACCTTAGAAAGAAGGTGAACTATGACTGACGCATATACCTCTACCAGCACCGGCTCGCTCGGTACTTCTCTAGTACAGACCGCGTATGACCGCTATGTAGAGTTTGCACTTCGCTCAATGCCTTTATTGAGAGATGTTGCAGACAAGCGTCCTGTTCAACAGGCAATGCCGGGTTCATCTGTCGTATTCCAGATCTATACCGATCTATCGGCAGTAACCGGAACTTTGGATGAAACCACTGATCCAAGTGCAGTAGCACTCGGCAACACCTCAAGCGTAACCGTAACTCTTAACGAATACGGTAATGCTGCTATTGCAACTCGCAAGTTAGAATTGTTCTCATTGAGCGATGTAGATCCAGCAATTGCTGACATCATTGCTTTCAATATGGCTGATTCTCTTGATGACTTTGCACAAACCGAACTACGTGGCGGAAGCAACGTAATTTACGGTGGCACCGCAACCGGAACCGCCAGCATCACCGCTGGTGCAACCATCACCTCTGCAAACATCCGCAAGGCTGTTGCCAAACTACGTGCTGGCAAAGCAGTTCCTCGCGTTGGTGAATTGTACTGGGTTGGTATCCACCCAGAAGTTTCACACGATCTTCGTGCTGAGACTGGAGACACCGGATGGCGTTCAGCCCACGTTTACAACGATGCAGGAGCCGGACAACTCTGGCCAGGAAACATCGGCGTATACGAAGGTGCAATGTTCGTAGAGTCCCCACGTCTATACAACGCTGTTGATGGCTCAAGCGCTCGCGTATTCCGCACCATTGTTGCAGGAAAGCAAGCACTTGCTGAAGCCGTTGCTCAAGAGCCAAGTGTAGTTATCGGACCAGTAACCGACAAGTTAATGCGTTTCCGTCCAATCGGATGGTACGGCGTATTAGGTTGGAAGCGTTACCGCGAAGAAGCCCTATATCGCATTGAGACCGCTTCCTCAATTGGAGTTAACTCCTAATTGAAGCAATCGTAGACCCCTCGCTAAAAGCGGGGGGTTTACCCCTAGATACGGAGAATAATGGCATATTACTTTACACCCCCTACAGTAGAAGAAGGACCTGCTGGTGGTGGACCATTGTTCTATAGATATCCGCTCACAAGAGCAGATGCAGTAATCCAAAGGTCAGACGGGACCTATTTTAGTACTAGAACTCCTTCAGTTGAAGAGACTCAAGAGAATGTTCTATATGTTTATCTTGGTGGTCATAAGACCCCAATCTCAAATTCAGAACGTACAAGTTTAATTGCTGCCGGATACGGCGCTTACATTACAGAGGAATAATGACACCAGGCAGATACAATATGAAGGTATATCAAGGTGCTACCTTCAACCTAACCCCTCGTTGGAAGATTGACGGATCATATGTAAATGTGACCGGATATAGCGCAGTGTTGACTGTAAAGAACTCAGCAACTTCCGTAAGTTCAATCATAGTTTTATCCTCTGACAATGGTCGTATAACTGTTGGAACCACCAACGGACAGTTCACATTAGCCTTAACCGCAGCAGAGACGGCTGCTCTAACTGCTGGTAACTATGTCTACGATATGGAAGTTACCGCACCAGATACAACCGTAACCAGACTTCTTGAAGGTGGCTTTACTGTATACGAGGGAGTAACTTCCTAATGGCAACAGTATTCTCAACTGCAGTCGTAGAAATACCAACAACTACTACCACTCTAAATGTTGAATACGAAGAGACAGTAATTGTTGAATTAGGAATTATCGGTCCACAAGGTGTTGAAGGCGTAACAGGCCCTACAGGGCCAACCGGTGCCGTTGGTGCAACCGGTCCAACGGGGGCTACTGGAGCGACAGGAGAAACCGGTGCGACAGGTCCTACAGGTGACACAGGCCCAACGGGTGCTCAAGGCGATCAAGGTCCGACAGGCCCTACTGGCGCAACTGGAGAAACTGGTCCAACTGGTGAAGTTGGTGCTACCGGACCCACTGGCGCAACAGGCGCTACTGGCGATACTGGTGAGACAGGTCCAACTGGACCTCAAGGCATCCAAGGTGATGCAGGACCTACGGGCGCTACGGGCGCTACGGGGGAGACTGGAGCAACGGGACCAACTGGCCCGACAGGCGCGGATAGTACGGTTGCTGGCCCAACAGGACCGACAGGACCGACTGGCCCGACAGGAGCAGACGGAACTATAGGTGTAGATGGGGCAACCGGACCTACCGGTCCAACCGGTGATACCGGACCAACAGGCCCCACTGGTGCTGATGGCACCATTGGTGTAGACGGAGCGACAGGACCTACTGGTCCTACAGGACCCACCGGACCTAACCCTTACGTGCAATCGTCAGAGCCTACTGGTACAGTTACAGGTGAGTTATGGATAGATTCAGACGCATCTGCCTCCGCTTTAAACTCTAATGACTTTGTACAAAAACAAGATATCTATGCTGAAAGCATACATCCGTTTATGGTGATGGGAAGTTAAATGGCAAAGCCTTTATATGTTTATACAGGATCTGACTGGGTACCAGTTGCTAGTGAATTAGAAAGTACTTCACAGTATTTACCAATACAACAAGCACAAGCATCATTTAGAAACCTAATCATCAATGGTGCTATGCAGGTAGCACAAAGAGGAACATCAACTGCAAGCATTACTACTGCTGGTTATTATGCAGCAGATAGATGGAGAGCCGCTATTAATTCAGCAGGAACTTGGACACAATCTGTTGAAAATGACGGACCAACTGGTTCAGGTTTTCGTAAATCATCAAAAATGCTTTGCACAACTTCAACAGCAAGTCCAACATTAGCAATTTTTGCTCAAAGGTTTGAAGGGCAAAACCTTCAATCAATTCGTAAAGGTACTTCAGATGCTCAACAACTCACTTTAAGTTTTTGGGTTAAATCAAATGTAACTGGAACATATGTTGTTGAGTTAGACGATGTAGATAATAATCCATTTTATGTATCTTCTTCTTATACAATAAATTCATCTGCAACCTGGGAAAAGAAAACTATTACATTTCCTGCTGATACTACTGGTGCTTTTGACAATGATAATAATAATTCACTAAGTCTTAATTTTTGGTTAGCGGCAAATTCAACATTTTCTGGTGGCTCCACATTACAAACAACTTGGGGCTCAACTGTAAATGAAAGAGCCGTAGGTCAAGAAAACCTAGCAGCAGCCACTAACAACTACTGGCAGATTACAGGTGTGCAACTAGAAGTAGGACCAGTTGCTACTCCATTTGAGTTTAAGCCTTATGCTCAGGATTTAGCAGAATGTCAAAGGTATTAC